TGATCTTATGAACCAAATGATGCACACGGATGAACCCGAAGTTGTCGCGATGTTTGAAGATGCGATTGAAGAAGCGGGCGAGAACTTCCGTGATTATATTGTGCAGGCAATGGACATCGCGGCAAATCTCAAGATGTCAGCGGAGGCAATCAAGCTGGAGATACAACGCTTGCAATCATTGCTAACTGAACGTAATACAAGGGCAGAGCGGCTTGAGAACGCTGTTAAACGTCACATGGAGATGGTAGAGTTAAAGGAAATTGTGACCGATCTCTACACGCTCAAACTACGCAAGAACCCACCAAAGGTAGAGATATTGGAAGAGGTGGTAGTGCCTAGCGAGTACAAGGTAGAAAAGGTATCATTTACGATAGACAAGAAAGCAATTGCCGATGCGCTCAAGAACGGCGTACCGGTGGACGGGGCAAGGTTAATTAACACAACACGACTGGAGGTAAAATGAGCAACGCGATAATCGATGCGTATCAAGCGCTCGAAAAATTGCAAAATGACCTGCTTATGCAATTAGATCAGGTCAAACACGCAATGGCAGCATTAAGGCCGCCCACAAAGAGCAAGGCGAGCAAGGTGGCTATTGTAACGGACAACGCAGAGGCAAAGAAGATTATCGAGCAAGGCGGCGGATTGGCCTTGTGGGTTGATCTAAAGCGCAGGGCACGAGGCCGCGCGCTAATGAACTGCCAGACGGAAAAGTCACACTACTCGATTAGACTCTTTGACTATGGCAACTTGACACGCAAAAAGTATCCTAGTTCGCGCGAAGTTGCACGATACAGCAACAAAGAAGAAGCGTACCAGATGCGCGATCAACTAACTGCTATAATGGAGGGACGATGACACAGGCACTTACAGCGACTAATACGGCGGTCGCAGCATCTATCAGTGAATCGCAGGCGGCAGCGTTGTTTGAGACGCTGGTAGTTAACGGTGATCTATCGGCTATGTCGCAGGAACAGCGCATACAATACTACAAGCTGGTATGTGAGCGCGTGGGATTAGACCCATACCAAAAGCCATTTGATCTTATCAAGCTATCGGGCAAGCTCACTTTGTACGCAAACAAGACGTGCACGGCACAACTAACGTCCATCCGCGGTCTTCGCGTGGCAATTGTAGCTCGCGAGGTTATCGGCGATCAGTATGTAGTAACCGCGCGATGCGAGACACCAACGGGCAGCTATTCCGAGGACATAGGAGCTGTTACAATTGGCGGTATGCGCGGCGATGCGGCAAGCAATGCGATGAAGAAAGCAGCAACACAGGCAAAGCGACGCGCTATTTTGAGCGCATGCGGTCTCGGTATGCTGGACGAAGAGGAAGTTGTGCAAGTGCAGGGCGCGGAACGCATCGAATTGCCGCCTATAAAGCCCGCTACGACGTCAGAGCAGGACGAAGCTATAACGGAGTGGTTATCGGCTATTGACGCCGCTACGGGGCCAGAAGAGCTAACGGCGATTGTGATGCAAATCAAGAGCGTAGACGAAGGCATTAAAGCACCGATCCGCGAATACGTAGCACGACGTGCCAAAGAGCTGGATTTGGTTTGGAGTAAGGGCGCATATACGGAGGTGCAGCGATGAGAAGATACTCAATGAGCGCAGTAGCGATATCTACTGTTGATTCAGAAGGCAAATATGTAGAGTACGAACAATTACAAAAACTACTTATTGCATCTGATCAAGCACTAGAAGCATTGTATTACGTTGTGCAATGTGAAGAAATAATAGCAACGCAATCTGAAGCAATGCAAAAAGAATTGAGAGCAACATTTGCAAACCTGAATAGTGCGATGGTCGATATAAAAGGAGTCAAGCAATGAGAAAGCTAGGAACATGGAAGCAGCCCAGCGGATTCTATTCCGTTGTCGATCTCGATGCTGACTTCTGCGTAGCGGACTGCCTACCGACAATGCAGCTTGCAAACCAGATCATGCGATTGCTCAACGATGCGTACGAAGATTGCGAAGAAAACAACCCAGCGCTGGTAATGCTGGAAAAACTAACCTATAAGCCAACGGAAGGGGCACAAGGATGAGCAACATATATTCGGTCGAAATGACCATCACGCCACAAATAGCAAGGGATTTTCTTTCTAAATCCGCAGGCAATAGAGCAATCTCGCATCAGCGCGTAGATATGTTTGCCAAATACATTTTAGAAGGTAACTGGACAATAGACAACAGCGGGCCAGCATTTGACGTTAACGGGAATTTAATTGATTGCCACCATAGACTATTTGGCGTGGTCAAAGCTGATAGACCTGTGCAAATGATGGTAACGTACAATCTGCCTGTTAAAGCCAAGATGACTATTGATACAGGGCGGGCACGTACGCCCGGCGATCAGCTAGGAATCGCTGGTATCAAGGATGCCAATGTTAAAGCTGCGGTAGCTGGCGTTGTCTTATCATTAGAATCGAAGAATCCTATGTACGATCAGCGCGTTGTAGATAAGATCAAGCAATTCGATATGGCTGCAAACGAAGTGTTTTTCAATACCAAGATCAATGGTACGCGCTACAACAAATACAGAGAGCTTCTAGGCAATGCAAAGTCGATTTTTGCCGCTCATTACCTGATTGACAAGCATTTTCCTCAACAAGCAGATAGATTCTTTGACGTGCTGCAAACTGGTATGCCGCTTCTGCCACAAGATGAAACCATCATCAACATTCGCGAGACATTGATGCGGCTCAAGAACAATCGGCACATCATCCGCAATTTTGCTATGGCTTCCGGGCTAATCCGCGCATGGGATGCGTGGCGGCAGGGCAAGATCATCAAGCGCGTTAACTTCTTGCACACAAAGGATCGGCCAGTTGATTGGGTGGATGTTAAGTTATTGCGCAAGTCATGAAGCATAGATTGCAAAATGCAGTCTTATTACAACTAACAAAGCAGGGAATGCCCCTGCGATGTCGGTTGTGCAAGTACCACGACGTGGTATAGGTTTGGGACAGGGGCGGAGGTTGGGAAGCCAATGCCCCTACTTTTAACACAAGGAGTAAACAATGCACGATAACAAGCACGGCACATGCAGAACATGCAGCCGATTGAAAGAATACGAGCGCGATCAATTGAGCTACGAAGGATTCTATACCATCTCCGTACCAGTCGCAATTTGCGACGTGTTAGAAATAGAGCTGGATGATCCTGATACCTTTTACTGCGCTAACTACAAGCCGCACAAAGGGGGCAAGCATGAGCAAGCATAGCGACATCGACCTAGCACGCTTCGCGGCGGATGCTATGGTACTGATCCTGTTCTTTGTGGCTCTGACTTGCATCGTAGCATTTGCATGTATGCTCTATTTCTTTCTTTGGCTAGTGGGGATCGTATGAAGCAGCGTATAGAGCGAGTGAGTATCAGCGGCAAGGTAGTAGCTATCCGAGCATCGGTACAGGCGCAACGCGGTGGTAGATACCGTAAGCAGTTTATAGTAAACGATGCTATCAACGAACAGGATGCAATAGCGGCAGCAAAGGATTATATTGCGCTTATACTGGAGCGGCTATCAAACATGCCGGCAGAACGTGAGATAGTCAAGATAGTAGAAGAAATAGTAGACCAAGCAAAGCTCAAAGATGCACATAACACAAAGGTGCGCGGGGCAGTAGGCAAAGACGTATCAGCAGTTCTTGCACGTTACCCGCTATCTACTACGGTTTTCGGGTATGAGAACAGCTTGGGCGAATGGGTAAAATAAAAGAGCCGCCAGATTTTCGTCCGACGGCTCACGGAGGGAGCAAGGAGTCACGCACTCACTTACAAGGGGTAAACGAATATAGGGGACATTATGAGTAACGAACAAACAGACCCAGACTTCGTTATCCACTGCGTAGCGAGGTTTGATGACGATCAGCTTGTAGAATGGCATGAACGTGCCGGTATCTACGAATACGAAGCGAACATGAGCAGAGATGCAGCGGAATACAAAGCCGCATTGGATGTATTAACAACTATCGCGCAAAGAATGCGCAAGAAGGGCACACGATGAGCAGCGACGCAATCAACATCACGGGCGAACTGATCCACATCGGACAGACGCAGCAGGTAAAAGACACATTCCAGAAGCGATCTTTCGTAGTCAAGACGCAATCGGAATATCCGCAGGAACTGGAATGCCAGTTTACTCAAGACAAGTGCAAGGAGCTAGACCGCTTTAAGGTTGGCGATACCGTAACAGCCCGCGTAAACTTGCGCGGACGCGGTTACAACAAGCGCGAAGGCGGCATGGGCTGGTTTACATCGCTCGATTGCTGGAAGATTGACAAGCTAGGCGAGAACGCACCTGCAAGCAAAGCAACAGTTATCGCCGAACCTACCGATTTACCATTTTAATACAAGGAGGGAGCAATGGATTACAACGAATTACTAAACGATTTGGTTAGCCATATTGACAATGAGCAAGATGTAGACCAAAAAATACACATGCTCAATATGGCAAAAAGGTATTTGCACCAAGTGTCACCATTTAATAGCGAACCAGTGGATTGTGTCGTATGGGTTAAAAACGATACCGTAGAAGCCAATGACTACAATCCAAATAGCGTAGCACCGCCGGAGATGGAGCTACTAAAAATTTCGATACAAAATGACGGATATACACAACCAATTGTTGGCTGGAAAAGGGATTTCAAATATGAAGTTGTCGATGGATTTCACAGAAATCGTGTAGGCAAAGAATCAAAAGAAATAAATACTAGAGTACACGGCTACTTGCCACTTGTTGAAATAAAGCAAAACAGCACAGACCGTAACGATCGTATTGCGAGCACCATACGTCACAACAGAGCACGAGGAAAGCATAAGGTAGAAGCAATGTCTGACATTGTAATTGAGTTAAAGCGCCGTAATTGGTCAGATGAAAAGATTGCAAGGGAGCTAGGCATGGATAGCGACGAGGTATTGCGCTTGACGCAAATAACTGGACTAGCGGAAATGTTTGCAGATAAGGAATTTAGCGAAGCATGGACGGCAGATATTACTGTTCAAGAGGATTACAATGAAACAGAAATATCATAACTATTTGCAATGGGAAGAATACAAGCAAGGCATGTGGAGAAGGGTTGATACTAAACAGGAACAGCAATACCTAAAGAAAGCAATAGAGTTTACCGGCGACCACATGCTTTATGGTCATTGGATGAAACAAGTAATAACGCAATGGCCTATCTCATGCGATCAGAATCTTTCCAATGCTGACATTAATCACAAAGCATGGATTGGTCATGCTGCTTGCTGCATTGCTTTTAATTGCCCAGAATACATTGTGCGCATGGCGTGGCATCATTTAACGCCAAAGCAACAAGATTTAGCTAATGAACAAGCTGAAATAGCGTACAAAATTTGGGTTGAGCGACAAACAAAGAATTACCAACTAAACATTTTTGAGGAGCAAGGGTGAAAAAGGGACTTGGTATAAATGTTTACGATGCTGCAAAGCAAAGAATATCTTGGGCTTTTGACAATTCACAAAGACAATATGTTTCTTTTTCAGGTGGAAAAGATTCTACCGTCATGCTTCATATTGTTGCTGAAGAGGCACGCAAAAGAAATGTGAAAATTGGGCTGTTGTTTGTGGATTTAGAAGCTCAATACAAACTCACAATTGAGCATGTTGAATCGTTGTTTGATGAGTATTCCGATATAATCAATCCATTTTGGGTATCATTGCCCTTGCATTTGCGCAATGCAGTAAGTGTATACGAACCGCATTGGTTATGCTGGGATGACGAAAGGCAACTTGATTGGGTACGTGATCCGTCAAAGTATTCAATTACGAATCATAAGCATTTTGATTTTTTTCAAAAAGGCATGGAGTTTGAAGAGTTTGTTCCTTTGTTTGGCGAATGGTATTCTGAAGATGAAACAACGGCATGCTTTGTTGGTATTAGAAGTGATGAGTCATTGAACAGATGGCGTACAATATCTAGCACGACAAAAGCGCGATACAAAGATCAATCATATACTACGGTAGTTACTCCACACGTGTTTAATTGCTATCCAGTATATGATTGGAAAACAGAAGACCTTTGGATATATCATGCGAAAAATCCAGACAAAAGATTAAACGAACTTTATAACAGGATGCACCTTGCCGGATTAACTATCCACCAAATGCGGATCTGTCAACCGTATGGTGACGATCAACGGCGCGGTCTATGGCTTTATCACTTAATCGAACCCGAAACATGGGCAAAGGTTGTAGCTCGTGTAAATGGAGCAAATAGTGGCGCACTATATATACAGGAAAATGGCAACGTTAATGGATATAGAAAGATCAGTAAACCAGAGCATCATACTTGGAAGAGCTTTGCACAAATGCTTGTTAAGTCAATGCCTCCTAAAACACGTACTCATTACGAAGCAAAGATCATGCACTTTCAAAAGTGGTGGATAGAAAGAGGATATCCAGAAGGTATACCAGATGAAGCAGATTATAGATTAGAGCAAGAGCGCAAAGTTCCAAGCTGGCGCAGAGTATGTAAAAGTTTACTACGCAATGATTATTGGTGCAAGGGGCTTTCATTTACACAACATAAAAGTTCAGCTTATGAAAAGTATTTAGCATTAGCGAGCAAAAGAAAAAATCAAATGATGTATGAAAATCTACCAATAACGTTGTTTGAATCATGAAAAGGGCAGCAAAGGTGGACATAAATCAAAAAGAGATAGTAGCATACCTACGCAAGATTGGGGCATCAGTCGCTGTTATGAGCGCAGTAGGGCAGGGATTCCCCGATCTTGTGGTAGGATGGCGCGGACGCAATTACATGATCGAAGTAAAGCAGGCCAAAGGCAAGCTGACAGAAGATCAGTACGAGTTTGCAGCGCATTGGAGAGGGCAGTACGGCGTAGCACGGTCGATAGATGATGCGTGCAACATAATCGGAGCGGATTTACCACGAATCAACGTGTTAAAGGAGGATTGATGAGCAAATGGGATGCAAGATTCATGCAGTTAGCGCAGCTGGTAGCGACGTGGAGCAAAGACCCTAGCACGCAAGTAGGTGCGGTGATAGTAGATGCAGACCGCAGGATTGTTTCTTGCGGCTATAACGGAGCACCAAAGGGATGTATAGAGCCGTCCGGCTTCTCACGCGATCAAAAGCTATATCGCACCATTCACGCCGAGGCCAACGCGCTGCACTTCGCAGCGGACGTCAGAGGATGCACGATGTACGTAACGGCAGCCCCGTGCGCTAACTGCGCAGGACACATAATCCAGCGGGGCATTACGAGAGTAGTTTATGTTAAGCCAGACAACGCATACGCTGATCGCTGGCATGACTCAATCAAACAAGGGTGGCTGATGTTCGCAGAAGCCGGAGTTTCAACACAAGAAGTATAACGGAGGACACATGGACGCAATCGACAGGGGGCTAGCTATCAGCTTGGTGCTGCTAGTGATGTATATCGCACTTGAGATATACGTACATAATCGGAGGGTCGATGACTGAATATCCTAACTGGTTTGACCGCGTAGCACGGGCAAACTTTACAGAGTTCCTGCTACCAGAAGCAGGGCGCGATAACTACCAAGCATTACAAATCGGAGCATTTGTAGGGCATGCAAGCGATTGGCTGCTACGGTATGTGCTAACAGGTAACAAAGTAATGCTGTATGACGTAGACACGTGGCAGGGCAGCGACGAAGCAGAGCACGAGCTGTTTGACTGGGTAGATGTTTTTGACACATATCTAGACAGGATCGGGCTGCGGGCATACATGAAGTGCCGATACTTCCGTATGACGTCAGATAGGTTCTTCGATAGCTACGCGAACATGCTAGATCGCAATCAGTTTGACTTTGTCTACATAGATGGCGATCATACCGCAGATCAGGTCTGGAAAGACGGTGCAAAGGGATGGAAGTATCTTAAGCAGGGCGGTATCTTGGCATTTGACGATTACGAATGGGATGCAGGCAAAGGCCCGGCATACAATCCAAAGCAGGGGATTGACACGTTCCTAGAGGTACACGACGGCGAATATGAGCTGCTAGCAAAGAACTGGCAAGTATGGCTGCGTAAGCTCTGACACGTTGATAACGCGCACAGAGAAATATCATCCAATTATGGCGTAAGTGCCATAGATTGCTAATGCTAAAACCAAGTCATATGAATCAAGAAAATACACCCCTAGCTTTTGAAGTTCCCGATGGTCGAGAGGCCACCGGCGGTTTAGATTTGACCGTAGCAGAACAGCATGAGCTAGGGGTAGCTTATTTTGCTATGGATAAATCGTGGATCAAGCTCTACCGCAAGATGCAGGATCATTGGGTCTATAAGAACCCAAATTATACCAACATTTGGCTAGCTATTCTATGGGGCACAAACTGGAAGCAATCAAAAGTTTTAGTGCATGGTAAACTGGTTATTGTTGAGCGCGGCGAGATACTCACAAGCATAAGAACGCTAGCCCAACAATCGCACACGAGCGAGAAAAGTGTACGCAACTTCCTAAAGCATGCTGAAGTTGACGCAATGATTTTGCCAAAAAAGGGCACAGCAACGACACACTTTATCGTTTTGAATTATAACGACTTACAAGAACAGCAATTGACAGAGGGGCACACGGAGGGCACAGCAAGGGCACAGCAAGGGCACTATCATAAGAAGTTAAGAAGTAAAGAAGGTAAGAATATAGAACAAATAGATAGTGTGAGTATGCGCTCGCGCGCATTCACGCCACCAAGTTTTGAGGAAGTTGAGGCATTCTTTACTTCTCAATTCCGCCATGACCTAGCACAGCCCTATTTCGACTATTACACATCAAACGGCTGGCGCGTAGGTAAGAACCCCATGAAGAACTGGCAATCAGCAGCACGTAACTGGATTAGAAACGAAGCGAAGTATAAACAATCACAAGGATCATCAAATGCACAACCTAGACGCGGCGACAGAGAACGCACAGATACACAAACCTATTACGAACAGCTCGCAAACATTGCCGTTAACTCAGTCAGACAAAGATCGGGCACGGACGGAATGGTTCACAAGGTTATTGGTCAAATTGAACAATCTGCGGGGCTTGCAATTGGAACCGAACCGAGCCGAAGCGATACTTGAGGAACTACATTACCGTGAGTATCCACATCACATAAGCAAAAAAGCCGAGCTAGTGCTGCTTTACAAAGATTTTACCTTCCGTGGCGCAAATGTAATAATCGACATTGCTGACTTCTACCCAGATGATGAGCAGGTTAAAGCAGCAGAAGCAAAGCAAAAAGGTGGTGAGTACTTCGTAATCACAAAGCACGATCTAGAGAACATCCGAGCCGTAGCATACGACAAAGGATTCAGGCGCGGCAAAATCGAGGCTAAAATAGACCCACAGCATTTGCAAGACGCAGACCAAAGCCAAAAGTACGGGTATCAGATACCACCGTCACCGTACGAGCTGGAAAAGGTAGCAATGGAGATGATAAAAGTCGAGCATAAAAAGGGCATCAAGTTTGAAGGTTTGCCGTGGTTGGATGAATTAAGAGGTCGGATTACAAGCGTTTGAACATCCTAGAGCGTCCAAAGTATCAAACAACGAATAAAAACGCGTCTACGGGGCTGGAAACGACCTGCAAACAACTATTAAGCATTACTTAACAACTCAAAAACAACACGGAGGGTAAATATGAGGCGGTATAGAAAGCTAAATGAGGTGCTGGCAATGTCCGACACCATCCTAAAATACTTTGACGTGCACCGGTCACGGTTCGTAACGTGGGCTCTTAAGCAGCCCGACCTATTTCCAGAGGTAGGCAAGCGCGCGATGCAGGATTATTTGTGCATAGCACTCAATAGACACATGATCCCTTCACACATAACAGACACTAGAAGAGCATTAAAAATCATCAAACAAAAACATACCATGAGACCAAACACGCAAAACCCAGCTATCCTAAACCTTATAGACCAATTCTGCAAGCTCTATAACTGCACATGGGAGCAGCTTGTAGCGCAATCCCGATTTCATTGGGTCGTAGAATGCCGATACCTGCTTATGTACTTCTTATTCACGAAGTACCGGCTATCTAATTCCTTGATAGCGCGGCTATTTAACAAGCACCATTCGTCAGTTATCCACGCGCTGCGTAACATGCGCAATCAGATTGAGACGGATGCTAACTTCCGTGAATATGTCGAGCGCATGGAAACGCTGCTAGATATTAACTTTACGGTTAAAGTGGAAGAGATAAAGTGAGTAAATAAACACTTTGTCAAACTAGCTTAAGGTGTGTATAAATGGGAAGACCAAGCATAGAACTAGATGAAGATCTGATCTTTCAAATGGCAAAAGAGGGGTGCAGCGTGGATGATATCGCTACCGAGTTCGGCGTATCGGACGGTTTAATCTACAAGAAGTATTACGAGACGTGGAAAGCTGGACAGGCTGCCGGACGGCGTGCATTGCATCGCAAGCAGTTTGAGAAAGCTATGGATGGTGACGCCGGTATGCTTCGCTGGTTAGGTGCTAACAGGTTGGGCCAGTCAGACAAGGTACATCAAACCAACGGCGTGCAAGAGATTGAAGTAGTAATCCGCAAACCCTTGAAAGCAGACAATGGCGAAATTGGAGATAGCAGACCCGCTACCAGCCCAGATAGACTTCTGGAGCAATCCGGCGAGGCATAGGGGATTCATTGGGGGCATCGGATCAGGCAAGACGCTTGCGGGCTGCGTGGAGGTTCTACGGCAGCCTGCTGGCACGTATGGCACGATCCTAGCACCAACGTACCCAATGCTCCGTGATGCTACGCAGCTAACCTTCTTCGACCTGTTCAGTCAGTACGTAGAAGAGCATAACAAGAGCGAAGGAGTAACGAAGCTCGTAAACGGAACTACGATCTTCTGGAGATCGGCAGACAAGCCCGATTCCCTGCGCGGCCCTAACCTAAACTGGTTTTGGCTAGACGAGGCGGATTACATGGATGGTGCGACGTGGGACGTTATGCTCGGTCGTATTCGCCGCGACCCTACGCGATGCTGGATAACTACATCGCCGAACGGTGATACTAATTGGGTATACGAGCGCATCTACCGAAAGGCCACGGCAGGAAATCCAGACTATTACGTGGTAACGGCAAAGACGCGGGACAATATCCACCTGCCTAGCGAATACGTGCGTAACCTCGAGGAGACGTACACAAGCGAGTTTGCACGGCAGGAATTGGAAGGCGAATTCATTGGGCCAATGGGACGCATCATGCGCAAGGAATGGCTGCAATACGCTCTGCTTCCAGAGGATGATATCAGCTACGTGATCGGCGTAGACTTGGCAGTAGGTATGAAGTCCAACGCAGACGATCGTGCTATTGTGGTAGTAGGCAAGCGTGGCACGACGTATTACGTCGCTGATGTAGTATTCGGCAAATGGTCATTCAACGAGACCAAAGACAAGATCAAGCAGACCGCGTACAACTGGAATGCGGTGCGCGTATGCGTGGAGAACGTAGCATACCAAGAGGTAATGGTGCAACAGCTACGCGCCGAGACCATGTTGAACATCCAAGGCGTCAATCCACGGGGGCGCAATAAGCTCACGCGCTTTCTACCGATTGCAGGCAAGTATGAGCACGGGTACATCAAACATGTGAATAGCGTACCTTTGGAATTTACCGAGCAACTGCTTATGTTCGACGGCAAAGATGGGAAGCCCGACGATATGGTTGATGCTCTCATCTACGCTGTAAACGGACACGAATCAAACACTTACGTTTACGAGATATAGTGGCAATAGCCGATTACTTCCAAAAGCTCTTTGGTCGTAACAATCAAGCACTACCAAGCCCAAACGGCACGCAAGTCGGTGGGCGAATTGGCTATCCCTCAAAAGCTGGTTACCTTGCCAACGTCGAACATGGATTCAATCGCAACCCAGTTGTAGCTGCTTGCGTTGGTGTTTACGCATCTACGCTAAACGAGCCGCCTTTGGCTGCGATGTACGACGATGGTACAATCAATCGCAACCACCCGGTCAGTCTGCTATTCCGCAAGCCCAATCCTCGGATGGGCCAAGCTGAATTCTGGCAGATCGTCTGGACATACCTAGCGATCAGCGGCAATGCCTACATCGTGAAGGTACGCTCGGCAATGGGTAACATCGTCGAGCTGTACCCATACTCGGATGCTCACGTTGCGCCTCTGCTTAACGATCTGGGATGGGTCTATGCTTACCGCTACCAGTCAGGCAACATAACGCAGGATTGGCCCGCGGAAGATGTGATCCATATCCAGAATCCAGCGTACCGCGATCCAGTCAATATGCACAAGGGCGTAAGCCCTATCTCGGTAGCATGGGATAAGATCAACACCTACAATGAGCTGCAAGCTACGATCTATTCGCTTGTAGCTTCTAATGCTATCCCTAGCGGTATCTTGTCTGCACCGGGCGATGTTCCTATTTCACAGGTCGAATCTTTGCGGGCGCAATTGCGTAAACGCAAGGATGCCAACGGCAAAGACCGCACAGATGCGATCGTGCTAGGCAATGGTATGAGCTACCAGCAGATGGGCTTGGATGCCCAGAAGCTGCAAGCGATTGAGACAACGCAGGAACTGGAAACGGCGATCTGCGGCGCATTCCGCATCCATCCAGCCGTTGTATTGACAAGTGCGGGGCTTGCACGTAGCACATACAACAACCTTGCTAGTGCCTACCAAGAATATACCACTTTAACGCGCGTACCGTTCTGGAATGCGCTTGAAGAGCAACTGGAATCGGGACTCCGTAAGGAATTCCCAGATGTTCAGCTTGCTTTTGATACGTCAGAGGTGCAAGCGCTACAACCAGACGCGGCAACGATAGAAGCGCAGACATTGCAGCAGTTCACGGCGAATATCATCACGCTTAACGAAGCACGCGCAACGCTTAAGTACGAAGATGTAGAGAACGGCGATGTATTCGCTTACGAGCAGCAGCCAGCAGGCGGCTTTGGTGCGTTTACTGCTCCAGAGCCAGAGGCAAAGCAAGCGGTAGAAACCAACGCAGACCCAATCGAAAGCGTAGAGGGCCGCAAGGTAAAGTGGCACGAGCCGGAGGCGGTTAAATACTGGCAGAAGCAGGAAGATGTTATCCTCAAAGCTGCGGAAGCTACGCAGGCCGATGTTGCGGAAGTAATGAAGCGCGTAGAGCGTGCAGTCATGAAGCAGGTAAAAGCGGATCATTTTGTTGGCGTCAACAAAATGGTAAAAGCTCCAGAGGATGCAATCAACATAGCCGATTTGGTCAGGCAGTTTATTGCAGCCAATGAAGCTACGCAAGAGGCATTGCGTACGCAGATCATCGAGATGACGCTTGAAAGCGTGGGCGGTGATCTTACGCAAGTGCAGAGCTTGACAGATCAAATCCGTGATGAGCAAATCCGCAAGTCTACCGAGAACATGAAAGAGTCTTTGAACACGGCTAAAAAGGACGTGGCAAGAGTTCTCGAAGCTAACGCAGGCAAGCCGGCAGCGGAAGTGCAAAAGTCGCTGCTAGAAAAGTTTACCGAGATGCAGACGTCACGCGCAAAGATGATCGCCGTTACTACGTGCAAAGCGCAGGCAACGGTAGTGCAGCGCAAGACAGTCGAGCGCGTCAATGCACGGGAAACAGATCCAAAGCGTAAGGTCGTACAAGTGTGGCTATCACAGCGTGATTCTGACGTACGCAAGACGCATAAAGATTTAGACGGCGAATGGATTGAAGAGGGCGAGACGTTTGACCAGTTCGTATCTGGAGCAGGCGAAGGCCCCGGACTAGGGGAGCCACAAGAAGCGATTAACTGCCGCTGTACCTTACGTCCAGTTCGCCGATCACGAGTACAGGAACGGAACTAATGAAGTACAAGAACATACCAGTAGAATTTAAGGCGGATGAGCAGGGCAGTGTTGAAGCGTTCGTAAGCGTCTTCGGCAATGTCGATTCATACGGCGATCGTGTTATTTACGGCGCATTCAAGGAAAGCATAGAAGCAAAGCTGCCCAAGATGGTATGGCAGCACGATATGCAGCGACCGATTGGGAAGACGGTGCTAGCAGAAGAGATAGCAGCAGGTGATGCGCGTCTACCAGAGCGTCTACGCGATAACGGCGCGCTGTATGTGAAGGGCCTGTTTAACCTCAACACGACCGACGGCAAAGACGCATACGAGCACATCAAGTTTGGCAGCGTGGATGAGTACAGCTTTGGTTATGAAGAGGTAGAGACAACGCCGCTGGCAGATGGTACAAAAGAACTTAACAAACTGAACATTATTGAATGGTCACCGGTTACGGTAGGGGCTAATCCCATGACCATGACAAGTAACGTAAAAGCTATGACACTCGAAGAAAAGCTGGATGTAGCGGCTACGCTTATCAAGCAATCAGAAGAGCACGCACTCGCATACGCGGATATGCGTAGTAAAGCGGGCCGTGTGCTCAACTCTCGTATCCGAGGCATGATCCTTTCACTTGCCGATCAATTGAAAGATGTCTCAAAAAATCTGTATCAGCTTCATGCAGAGACAGACCCAATACCAAAGGCAGACGATAAGGAGTTAAAGCGCAAGCAACTCCTATCGCTTATGCAAACAATCAACACAATGGAGATAATCTAATGACGTGGGAAGAAATCCTCGCCGCTTTGGATGCTGTTCTCGCCGGGACATTTGAAACACCGGAAGCAATGGCAGCCGAAGTAGCAACAATCCGCGAACAGATCGCGGCGCTTCTAGCAGAAGCATCTGAAGAAACAGCCGAAGTTGAAGAAGTATCGGCAGCCGTAGAGGGTGCAGCAAAGGCACAAGCCAAGCTCGCTCGTATCATGACAATCATCCAACAAAAGAAGGCGCTTAACGATATGAAGACAAAGAACGCTTCAGATCTTAACGCACTCAAGACAGCGGCCCCAGTACCTTCTGGATTCGTTGCAGAAGGCGCAAAGATCACAGGCCAGCACTACCGTGGCAAGGCATTCAAGCAGTTCGGCAGCGAAGCAGGATCAGCGGCATACAAGGCAGGACGCCAGATTGCAGCTTACCTTGGCGATGCTAGCTCGGCACAATGGTGCAAGGATAACGGCGTACCAATGCAGAAGACAATGGCAACTACCAACAACTCGCTTGGTGGTTTGACTGTTGTTGACGAACTGGATCAAGCTATCCTGTACTACCGCGAAGAGCGCGGCGTAGCTCGCGGTATCATGGACGTAGTATCTATGAATAGCGAAACACGTACCGTTAACCGTAACGTAGGCGGCACGACTGTATACGCACTTGGCGAAGGCCAGAGCTACACAGCTTCAGATGTTCAGTTCAGCGGCGTACAGCTTACAGCAAAGAAGTTCGGTGCTCTCACACAGAACACGATCGAGCTCGGCGAAGATTCATACGCTGCAATCGCAGAAGAGATTGCAAAGGATCACGGCTACGCACACGCTGTACAAGAAGACAAGGTAGCTTTCTTGGGCGATGGTACTTCAACGTACAACGGCCTTGTAGGTTTGACCGAATCATTCAAGAAGCTTGTTACTGACATTGGCGGTACATGGGCTACGGATGCTAACAAGGCATACGCAGCGGGCGTACAAGTTGCAACGGGCGCAACGCTTGCATCTGTAACTTTATCTGATATCATCAAGACGCAAGCAAAGGTTGCTACATTCCCCGGAATGAATAACCGCTTCTACGTTTCTTCGCAAGTATGGTACGGCACGATTGTACCTCTGATTCAAGCCGTAGGTGGTAACACAGCAACGCAGATCGTAGACGGCGTAACACGTCAGTTTTTTAACGGTTCCGAAGTTGTCTTCACAGATGAGCTTTACACGCCACTGCTTACAGCCGAGAACAGCCAGTTCGTACTCTTCTATGGTGATGCTGCTCAAGCTGGTTTGTTCGGCGATCGTCGCGGTCTATCGATCACAAGCTCGCAAGAAGTTGGATTCCTAACAGACACGCAATACAACAAGTCCACAGCTCGCTATGGCGTAAACTGGTGGAATATCGGTAACGCATCAGCAACAGCGGCAAGCCGTCAGCGCGGCGCACTTGCAGCTCTTGTAACAAAGAACTCATAAGGTGACCAAATGAATAACTTGCAAAACGTAAAGGTTGTAAACGTAACGCCGCCTGCCGCTATCAAGGATAACGCTTCGTTCGCTACAACAACAATCGACACGCTCGGCTTCAACAAGGTAGCTATCTACTTTGCACTCGGCGCAACTGATATCGCTATGACTGCTCTCAAGGTTCAAGAGTCTGACGATTCAGGCATGAGCGGAGCCGCTGATATTACAGGTGCTGTATACGGCGCAACCGGATATGCTGCTCTTCCAACAGCAGACGATGACAACAAGGTATTTGCCTTCTTCATCGATCTCAAAGGCCGCAAGCGCTACCTCGATGTAGTTGCTACGGCTGGTGATGGATCAACAGGTACATTTGGTGCTTGCACGGCGCATCTCTACAATCCGCTTACAACAGAAGACAACGCAACACAGCGTGGCCTCGCTGCTAATCTTATTGTCTAAAGTGACATGACTACGGGGCCTTCGGGCCTCGTGGTGATCTCACTTAATGAAAGATATAGTAAATGGCACTAACAGGTTTTCAAGGCCTTGTAGTGGGAACGCATACGACTAACAGCTCGTTGTCAAGCGCAGTAACACTAATCAAGCCAGACGCATCAGCAGACGCAATTTTAATTACGGTTTATACGCAAAATGTGCGTATTACATTAGATGGTACAGTACCGACATCTACAACTGGTTTCCAGCTTGTAGCAAATCAAATGTACCAAATTGACGTAGGCCCTAATTCAACAGTCAAAGTTATACAGGAAACCGCATCTGCATCTATTCAGTATCAATGGTTCCATACTCGTAGGGATTACGAAGCATGATAACGCAAATTAGTCAAGGTTCCGGCGGTGGTTCTTCAGCTGATGAAAAAGCAAAAGTATCATCTAACGATACAACGGCTGGATATTTGAATGGAAAGCTAGTGGCAGGAACTAATGTAACACTCACCGAGAATAACAACGGGGGCGATGAGACCCTGACCATTTCCGCAGCGGGTGGTGTAACTGGTTTTACTAGTTCGCAAAATACAGCATCGCCAAACAATACGGTTAACGCTTCTAGGTTGCTTGTAGATGCAACGAGTACGAATGCCGATATAGTTTTGCAGCCAAAAGGCAGTGGAGCGATATTAGCACAATTGCCAGACGGAACGAATACAGGCGGCAACAAACGAGGCGCAAGCGCCGTAGATTTTCAAAGATCTAGATCGGACAACTTTAACGTCGCATCGGGTAGTGGTTCCTGTATTATTACTGGGAACTCAAATACTAATTCGAGCACTTACGCTGGTATTGTCGGTGGAGAATTTAATACTATTACCAGTTCAGCTCCACAATCTTTTATTGGAGCTGGGTATCTAAATACCATTAACAATTCTTGCGATCAATCATTTATAGGCAGCGGCCAGTCAAATCAACTAACAACTAATTCTGGTTACGGCGTTATTTGTGGCGGCATGTCAAATACAATTACTAATTCCGCGTATTCCGCAGTTTTATCTGGGCGTTCTAATAATGCGGGCCGCGCAAATTCAGTTATTAGCGGCGGCCAAACAAATACAATGTCAACCGCAGGCACGCACCACACCATTGTTGGCGGACAAGGCAACACAACAACTGCAACACACTGCGCAATTTTAGGGGGACAAAATAATGCAGCATCTGCACAACACGCCGTTATTTCAGGTGGTCGCGACCAAATAGCATCAGGCACATATTCAACTGTATCGGGCGGTTACGCTAATACCGCTAGTGGCACATATTCGGCCTCTGTTGGTTATGGCAACACAAGTTCAGGCGAGTCCTCGAATACTAGTGGCAATGGCAACACGGCGAGCTCGGCAATATCAAACGCTCACGGCTTCCAGTCAGTTGCGAATAATTACGGGATGTATTCCTATGCCTCTGGTAGATTTACTGCAAACGGCGACGCGCAACTGCAAGAACAGCTTTTGCGGTGCATTACAACAAACAACACAGCCACATTGTTAGTCAGCGATGGTCTAACTGCAGGCACATCTATTGCAGTTGCAAATGACACAACAATTGGGTTTGATATACTTGTGGTAGCAAGACGAACAGATGCAGATAACGAATCTTCATCTTGGAGGATTACTGGCTGCATTGACAACAACGCAGGTAATACGGCATTTGTAGGAACACCAACGGTTACGGCTCAAGGCGATGATAGTGCTGGTGCATGGACTATTGCAGTGCAAGCAAATAACACAGATGACCGGCTAGAAATTGTTGGAACTGGAGAAAATAGTAAGACTATAAGATGGCTTGCACACGCTCGTTGCGTAAAAATAACTGGATAACAAACGAAAGGACAAAACTATGCCAATCATTGCACCAATCACACCGAAGCAGTTATATGCGGAAGCCGTATATATAGCTATTGATAACGTAATTTTTCGTTTCGGCGAGGGAGACCAATACGCATTCTGCGGTGTTGCTTACATCGATGCTAACGGCAACGGTATTTCAGGTGTGCAGGTAAACTTTACAGCCGACGAACTCGCAACGTGGGGATCCGATGACGAAGTTCTTGCGGAACTGGTAAAGTCTAAACTTGGGCTGTAAACCATGACCATCGAAATGCTTTTTGGTATTATCATGTCTACCATGCTGGCCATCATCGGCTTCTGGGTGAAGACGCTGGTAAATGACTTCAAGCAGACACGCGATAACGTCATCGCCATGCACGAAGTGATGAGCAATACAACCAACGAAATTATTGCTCTCAAAAAATCAGATGAGCTAATCACACAGCGCATCGTTGAGATTATCGAGCGGCTCGTAAGATTAGAAGAGCGCACAGGCAACACAGACCCGAAACCACGTAAGGCGTACAAGCGTGCTGTCAGATGACCCAATCATATCGAAGGTTGTACTGCGTTATAAGTTTTGGCCCAAACGTCAGGACTACGTTCCGCCAATTGAGCGCGTGCCGCTTGCAGACAAATTGCAGCCGCATGTTCCACGTGAAACAAAGAAGCTGAATCTACTGCATTACGTCAGGATGATACCACACTTTTACACAATTATAAAAGGCGTTGCGATGAGCAACTGGAAAACCACAATTGCCGGCGTTATCAAGCTGGTATTTTTTGCGCTTGGCGCGTTTGGCATTAGCGCAGGAAATGTTACGGAAGGGCTTGTACTTGCCGCTTGCTATGCGCTTGTCGATGTTGTTCAGGCATACTTCACAGCAGATAAGGAAACAAAGTAATGATTGATTTCAGCAAGATTAAAAACAAGGCAATCGTGACAATCAATCACGGTGCAAAAGACATTGACGTAGAAGTAGTAAACGATACTCCGAGCGCATGTGTAGTCAAGCTGCCAGACGGCTCGATTATGACAGTAGGCAAGATGCACGTGAAGGCAATCAAGCCAGAGACTCCCGTACCATCTGCAATCAAGGAATAAGCAATGCCCCTAGTATCGCGCGCAGTAATCAAGCAGGACTGGCTAAACATCGCAGCAATCGACACAAGCCGCGACGGTCTTATAGATCGTTTGATCGGCTATGTAGATAATGAGATTAAAGACATCTGCAATCAGCCCATCATTCAGGAAAGCGTAACAGCTTACTACGAAGGCACGCGCGATACGTTGCTGTTAACAGGTTATACCGTGCCCGTAACGTTGAGCACGCTTAAGTACAGAGATAGTTACGGTGATACCTTCAAGTCCGTTACGGGCACTACTAATCTTGTGGACATACGCGGCGTTAAATATCTCTACCTTGAAGATGGTTTCATCAACAAGCAGTACGAAGCGGTGATGAGCGTAGGATATACAACCATCCCTAGCGTGATAGAGATATGCGCTGCGGAGATGGTAACCGAGCTGTATATGGAGACCCCATTTGCACCGCAGGCAAACCGATTCGGCGTAACAGCTATCACGGAAAGCGAAGCTGGTATGAGCATCTCAAAGACCTTGCAGGCAATGCGTACGCGCGTTAAGCCACGGCTCGCACCATATACTCGCGTAACAATATGAGCGATCTCTCACAAAGATTAGCGCGGCTTGAGCGTGGCATATTGGCAGCGGTAAAGGATGTTGTACAGAACATTCCAGAAGACTTGCAAGTATACACGGAAGACTACCTGAATCCAAACGAAGCAGGGCAGAAAACATCAAAGAGCGGGCAGCGTTACTATCCACGACCAAACACAGGCACGAAGCTACGTACGCTATACGGCAACATATCGCGGTCGCTTGGTCAAGGCGGTAAAGGCAACATCTCAAACGTAGAATTTCGCAATGGCAAGTTTGAAGTTGAGTACGGTTACGATCCGCGCACACCTGTGAAGTCTGGCAAGATCAATCAGACGCTTATGTATGCGCTGTACAATGAGAAAGGCACATCACGCGCAAAGGCAAGACCGTTTCTAAAGCCGGGATTTGCTGCATACATGAGAGACGCTAACGGGTTCAAGGCATTGATACGCGAGCTTGAAACTACCATCGTAGATGAGTTCTTACAGGAGTTCGGATAATGGCTAGCAATTCGATGCAGTACATTGTGGACACAATCATCGATGCTCTCAACAGCGACGGCAATCTTACTCCGCGTCGTATTTGGAGGCCAGACGCGTATGAGTCAAATACTACTATCTGCTATCCATACATTAGCCAGATGCAATATGATACGGATGCAGAGACGGGCTTGAGCTTGGGGCTTGGTCGTGCATTGGTCGAGATCATGTGCAATGCCATGATAGAGGCAGACCCTAGTGAGCTAGGCATAGCCAACGAGCGGGCAGGCGATATTGCCAGCCGTATCAAGTACGCACTAGAGACGTACGATCTCGACGCAATAGGCAGCAATAACGATGGAAGATTTTACACGGCTATCACGTCAATGCATGTAGATGGCAACGTAGGCGAATTCAACACGGGCAGCAATAAAATCCAGATGGGCGTTGCTGCTACTGTCACTTTTGTTATACGACCGGTCTAGGACACATGGACACACAGGACACACAATTAGATACCTTCCCCGTCAGCTTCTGCGTTATCGCATCGCATGATGATATGCACAAGAGTATGCAGGGGATGCTCCGCTCACTACCAAAGAATGCGGAAGTTTGCATCCTGCTAAATAAGCAGGGGCGCGAGCATCACGTAAGTGACGTAACAGAGCATACCGACGAACACCATACAATCCGCTCGCGCGAGTGGACGTACGAAAAGAGAAAATTCAGCTTCGCACAAGCTCGCAATTTATGCGGTCAAATGGCTACGAAGGAATGGATATTCTGGATTGACTGCGACGAGTACCTTTGCGAGCAGCAGCACGAAGGCATAGCAGAGGCAACGCAACGGCACGGCGGCGGCGTAGGTGGTTTTATGGCAGGGCAAGCGTCGCTGTCATGCTATAAGAAGCTGATCGGCGAAGCAAACGAAAACGAATACTTTAACATCGGGCAATTGCGGATGTATCGCAACACTCCAGAGTTTTACTGGGAAGGTTACGCACATGAGCAGATTGCACACACTATCCGCGGTGCTGGATACAGCATCATAGATACAACTATCACAATCGCACACAATGGTTACAGCGGCGAAAGTGAAGTGCTCAAGAAGAAGTTAATACGCAACACTAATCTGATCGGCAGATGGTTAGCAGAGAACAACGAAGAGCACGGACTGCATACATTCTATCGCGACACATACGTGCGCGATTTAACAGCACTAATTAAAATGGAGAAATGAAATGGCACTATCTGGATTCGTGATCAATGGTGGACGTAAGGCAGAGTTCTTTACGGTTACCGTTGGCACAACACAGACAACCTTTGCATCGACTACTCCCGTCTATTCATGTGATTCACAAATCACGTCTGACGGGGCCAATGATGACAACGGTATACGCACATGGACGCTCGATCAAGTACAAGCAGACAAGCTGTACTGGGACTTCGTCCAGACATACGCACCTGCTTCTACATCATCAGCTACAACGGAAGAACTGACGATGGAAGACGGCGAAATTGTAGCGGGCACATCAGCGGGCAGCACGACACTTGCTATGCTTGTACGTGGCGCAACGATCAAAGATGGCGCAGGCAACGGCAAGCGCCTTGCATGGGCTGGACTTGTTAAGGTTAGCAAGTCATCTGGCTCTGTAAACTTTGCTGGTACAGCTTACGTTAAGCCAACGCTTACGGCTATTGCAACAAGCATTACGACGAATCTTGTGGTTCCGTCGGGTGCTCTTACTAGCTATGTTGGGCTTACATCTACATCAATCTCAACGGTCACAATCTCGGCCTCTACACATCCGTACGGCAAGATGCTAGTTGAACTTGAGTAATCTAGCGTAGCGATACGCGTACTGGGGGCTGGTGCTGGCGATCTGTGTCCCGTCAGTTACTGGCCCCCTATTTTTAAGGACACACAATGAAACTAAACGGCATAGAAATAGACCATCTACCGGTCACGCTCCGCAACCAGCAGATTTGCAAAGACTGGTATCAAAGAATCAGCAATCACATACAGCAACGAAGCGTCGAGTACATGCTCCGCACGATTGCACGATTGCGGCACGGTAGCGAAGAGTTAGCCGAGCTTATCGACGAAGTGGGCATGGTCAACAACGTAACGCTTCAGGCGCGAATTGTGGGGCTAATAGAGGCACATAAAGCGCAGCACGAATACGAGAATGAGCAGCGCAAAGCGGCAAAGCAAGCCGAGCTGGAATACGAGCCAATGACAGCGGAAGCAGCAAAGGCCATAGCAGAGCAGGAACTGAAAGACTCGCTAGTGGTACTGCTAAAAGATAGCCCCGAGATAGGGCGCCAGATGTACTTTAACTTGGACGCTTTCCCGCAGACGATGGAGTCTATGCTGATGGGCATTGACTGCATACGCGCTACGGTCGATTATAGCAAGCTATCAGAGCATGAATCGGACGCTATCAAGAGCGCAAACGATAGCGAATTTTGGCAGGACGTGACGGCCTCGGAGGTGGCTCAATACGTCGATCGATTTCGCAGCTCGCACAAGCAATGAGTTGTACGAAGTTTGGCGGGTGACGATGTGGAAAATTCACGAAGTGAAGCTGTTAGACAAGTACGGTTTCTCGCAAGAGCATCCTAATTTTACAATGGACATAGACGATAACTACACCGACACGTTACCAGCTACCGCATCATCTATGGCAATGGCTCTGCAATACGCTCCCGAATGGGGATTGAGTTACTACGAAGTGATGGATATGGCGTATGCGGAATTCTACAAGCTGGTAAACATCCAAAAAGCAATTAACTATAAGAAGCCGTGGTGGACTGGTGACATGGGCGAACAGGCATACATGTACGAGAAAGCCAGCGGCAAGCGTCTCAACAAACCTCGAAGGACACACAATGAATTTTGAACCTATCCCGCTATCGGTAGCGAACGCGAAGCTCTTGCAGGAATGGCAAGGTAAGATCAGCGCATACATTGAAGAGCACAGCAAAGACCGCATAATGGCAAGCGTATCGAAAATGTACGCAGAAGATGCAGAGTTTGCCGCGCTTGTGGATAAGGCAATAACCAACGGCGGAACTTTTACCGAGCTAGACTTGACCGAATGGGCAAAGAGCAACATGATAAAGGCAGCCGCATTGCATCGCCAAATGCAAGAGCTTCCGCACACAATGAGCGCGCTAATGCTCGGGATTGACTGCATCAAAGCGACCGCAGATAAAACCAAGCTATCGGAACAGGACGCAAAAGATTTTGAGACCGAAAGATTCTGGCATCACGTAACAATCGCGGATGTGCAGAAGTATTGCAGCACCCTACTTGAAATGAAGTAATGGCAGAAAAAGCTACCGTTAAAATAGACATAGATGCCAGCGACCTAAAGAAGCAGCTTGGTACTGTATTAACAGAAGCAAAAAAGTTGGACAACATCGATCCAACTATTAAGCCGAAAGTTGATGACAGCGACATTAAAGCCGCTAAAAGCGAGTTGCAAGATTTAGGTGATAAGCAGACTATAAAGATAGACGGTAGCAAAGCAGAAGGCGTTATTGCCAACATTAAAAAAGAACTGTCCAGCGCATTTGAAGCGGCAAAAGGTGGTGACGCTGGGGGCGCAATAGAAGGATTGAGCAACGGCCTTGCCGCTGCTTTCCCATTAGCAGGCGCATTGTCTAGCGGGATGGAGATATTAAGCTCTACCGTTGGAGCAGTAGCGGGCGCATTTGGTGAAGCATTTGCAGCGGGCGCGGAGTTTGACAAGACGCTCAAGCAGCTATCGATTAGCACGGGGCTAGCAGGCGAAGATTTAGGCAAGTTAGAGACGGCGGCGGACAATGCTTTTTTGAAGGGTGTGGGGGAGAGCGCGGCGGAAGCTGCGAAGATCGTGGGTTCGCTACGTCAGACGCTCGGAGATGCGATACCACTTGATAGTTTAGATGAGGCGGCAGCGCGATCAAACCAAGTGGCGCAGGCATTAGGAACAGAGACGCCGGAGCTAGTAGGTAAGCTATCACCTCTTATCAAGCAGTACGGCTTGAGCTTTAACGATGCGCTGAACTTGGTAGCATCTGGAGCACAGAAGGGCGTTACCGACATCGGCGGCTATTTGGATGCTATCCAAGAGTTCACGCCTAATCTAAAAGAAGCTGGATTTAGCGCAGAAGAGTTTACAGGGCTGCTAGGCAAAGCGGGCGAAGTAGGGCTTAAAGACTTTGCCAAAGTTGGCGATGGTATCAAAGAGCTACAAAATCGTATTAAGTCAGGCGACCTGCTAACCCAATTGCAGGGCATCGGCGGCGAGACTAGCAAGCAGCTTGAGAACCTAGCACGGCAAGCGCAGAAGGGCACGCTATCAGGTAAGGAAGTGCTTACGCAATCTATCGCAGAGATTGACAAGGCATTTAAGGACGGCAAAATATCGCAGTCGCTACGTGGTCAATTGCTCACTACCTTTGGCGGCTCCATCGCGGAAGACATTGGTAGCGAAGCGTATAGTAAGATATTCAGCGCGCCAATTGATACAGCGGCGGTTAAAAAAGCAGCGCAAGAAGCGGGCAAGGTAATTGACCAAACGATCCCGCCGCCAGATTTTGGGCGCATCTTTGAGCTTGCAAAGAAAGAAGTTGGGCAGGCACTCAATACGATATACAAAGATTTGATCGTGCCTATTATCAATCCTGTTATCGAAGGATTTGGCAAGGTACGCGATGTAATCGCAGGGGCATTTTCTGGGCTTGGCGGCGATACGAACATTCTGAAGACGCTAGGCAATGTTATTGGCACTATCGTAAACGTTGCCATAAATGGATTTGTACTTGCACTAAAGACAGTATTTACGGTCGTACGTGTATTGTTTGCGCCTATCCAAATTCTTATTAGCGCATTTGTTAAGCTAGTAAAATGGATTGGCGACGTTACCGGGGCTTCAGAGTTTTTAACTAAAGCATGGAACTATCTCAAGTCACTTGGTGAAACTGTCTTTACAGTTATTACCAACTTGGGCGATGCAATCGTAGGGCTTGTCAACGCCGTCAGTTCTTTTGATTTAAGCAACATCCAAAACGCCTTGTCTGCATTTGGCACGTTGACAGAAGCAAAGAAAAAAGATGCAGACGCTACGAAGGAACAGGCAAAGGCGCAAGAGGATGTTAACAAAGCGAACAACGGCGGCCTTACTCCAGAAGAGGCGGCAAAGCTAGCAGAGCAACAAGCGGCAGCGGCAGAGAAAAAGAAAGAACAGGAAAAGGCATACGCCGATGCGTTAAAGGCAGCGCAAGCAGAGTTAAAAGCACTAACAGCGGAAGAACAGAAGCGGCAGCAAATACGAGATGCGCAGTCTATCGAGGATGAAAACAAGCGCGCAATTAAGATCATTGAGATTGAGCGAGACTTTCAGAAGAAGATATTGGATGAGCAGCTTGCAGCTATTAAGGGCAAGGGCAAGCTAGAGACAACGCAGCGCGAAATATTTAATATCCAGCTCAAGAAATTAGAGCAGGAAAGCGCAGACGCTATTGCACAAATACGGGCAAAGCAGCGCGCCGATGAATTAGCAAAGGCGCAAGAGCAGGCAAAGAAAGTAGAAGAGCTTAACGCCAAAGTAGCGGATCAATTACTTGCACGATTGCAGGCACGCTTTGCAGGCGGTGATAACTCGCTTGCTACGGCTGTTCTCAACGCACAACGATCAGCTATTGAGCGCGGACTGACTGCAACGGTAGACGCTATCATTGCATCTACTCCAGAGTATGCGGCTGCTATTGCAAAGATTAACAAAGAGATCGAGCAGGGCTTGCTAAATCCTGCCGATTATGCAGAGCGTACAAATAAAGTACGCGCAGAGATACTTGCACGATTGCAGTCGCTACCATCCGATACTAAAGATGTGTACGCTTTGCAGATTCGCGCCGCATACCAGCAGAGCGCAGACGAGATTGCGAAGGGAACGGCTGACATTGTAGCGCAGATAAGGCAGCAACAGGTAAAGCAGGCAGGGGAGATATTCGCAGACTCATTGCGTGGCATCGGTGAAGCTCTGCGCTCGGTAGATTTTGCGACTATCTACGGCGAAGCTGCGGACAAAGCAGCGGCGTTGAATGAAGAGCAAGAAAAGCTAATAGAGAACTTGCAGGACGGTACAGCGACCTACCAAGAATCGGTACATCAGCTTGCTAACTTGCAATCACAACAAGAACAGACGGCAAGTGCGACGGCTACGGCTATCTCGCAGGCATTCCAAGCTATCGCAGATCAGCAGGCAAAGGCAGCGCAGGACGGTATCAATACGGTAAACGCTGCATTGGAACGTAGAAAAGAGATAGCTAAACAAGAGATCGACCTTGAAAAACTAAAGGCAGCAGAGGTTAAAGCTCTGCAAGATCAGGGTATCAAAGACAAGGAAGTTTACGAGGCAGCACTCAAGGCGATAGAGGAAAAGTATACGCAGGATCGCGCCAATCTTAAGAAGGAAGATGAGAAGTTAGCCAAAGAATCAGCGGAAGTACAGGACGCTGCACTTAACCAGATAGCCGTATCTGCGGGTGCTGCTTTTGCATCTCTTGTAGCGGGCGGTGAAAGCGCAGGGGAAGCACTCAAGAAGGTAGTCGGTTCGACTGTTAGCGCATTGCTTGACTTGTATACGCCGTCGATTGTGGCCTTGTTTAGCTCGGTTATCCCTCCGCCATTCGGACAAATCGCGGGTTTGGCAGCCGTGCAAGCGTTGAAGGCATTATTGCAGTCCGCATTGTCTGGCTTTGAAGAAGGCGGTTACACGGGCAACGGCGGCACAAAGCAAGTAGCGGGCGTAGTCCACGGGCAAGAGTTCGTAATGACTGCCGATACAACACGCAAGAACAGGGCGCTGCTTGAGCACTTGCATAGCGGCAAATCGCTTGAGTCATTCCCTGCTTTGCAGAAGATGCTAGCAGATAACCAGATCAGCACGATACCAGTAACTGAATTGCAGCTTATGCGCTCGGAGCTATCCGCAATTCGGCAGCGTCTGGACTCAATGCCGAATGGTATTCAGGGCCAAATGGGAGTAGACCTGCAAGTAGGCATGGATACGTATCTTTACGAGCGCGATCGCTCACGAATGATTGCAAGAAAGTTGAGAGGATAACATGCCAGCAAAGAGTAACTGGACAATGACGCTGTACGGCAGCAATACAGATACAGCTACGACAACAAGCGACGCGACGTATGGCGGGGCAATGATGCTTATATCAGCGTTGACTACCGCGACAAACAAGAGCGTTTACATACTTGCACCGCAATTCGACTATGTGTTCAATACAGGCACGCTTGAAGATGTAAGTGGCACGGTCATAGGATTCACGACGCGGCGTATACAGTTCCAAATAGAAACCTATCCGTTTAGTTACAACGCAACGAGCGTATCGCTAGAACAGGATATGGAGGACATGATCACGCTATTGAACATTATTCGAGATTTCAAGTTCTTGTACCTTCGCGTAGATGGTGGTTCGCGGGCTTATCCAGCGGCAACGTATGTATATCCTGTAACGTTGACGTCTAACAACACAGCAATCAATAAGCAATTCGGCAATCGTACTTTAACGCTCACGTTTGAGCATAGGAAGCGCAGCTAATGGCACATTACCGCATTGCTCGCACTATGCCGAACGGATGGCAAGTGCGGCTGGACATGATAAGCTACGACGGCGCATTTGGTGATACGATTGTACCGTTGCCAGAAGTGGTATTGCTTGAGATGGGCGCACTAACAGCAGAGTTTGATTCGCTGCCGTATGGCCTTATGAATCCAGCTACGTTCTCATTTCGGCTTGTGTGGGATCAGCTCCCCGATGCAATGAAGACGTACCTTGAAGATGCTTTTACGGAAGACCCGTTACTGCTTTCAGGGTACAAGCGCAATACGTGGTATCTCTACACAGATCGCGGTACGAGCGGCGCAACGTGGACGCTTGAGTTTGCAGGATGTGAAGACAACGTAGAAGCACTAGAATTACAGCCGCTCGATAACGGCTTTTTCTCATACAACGTAGAGCTGGTAGACATCGCATATTACTGGCTCAAGACAATGAACGGCAAGCAGTTCTTTAACGAGATAGGACTGATAATTGCTAAATCGCTAGGGCAAGTAATAACGTCGGGGCCTAATGCTTGGCAGATCAGACTCAACCCAAGCAATCTCAATGATCGCGAGCAAGTGCACGAGTTTTGGAGCGTTAACGCAGAAGGAAAACTCTTGTCTATCGGCAATGTAATGGACACATACTATAACTCGTCTAGCTACTTCGCCGAATCCTTGACACACGCCGCAAGCGGTACGTTTGATAGCACCAATGCTTTGCGCAACCTCATGAATCACGCGGTAGACTGGTACGCTGCCGCTAGCGTTCAGAGTTTGCCGCGCAACGCTGACAGTACAGCGCTAACAAATGCACAGATGTACGCGCTTGTAGAGATCACGCCGGTAGGTGATGCCACGGCGATAGGCGGCGTAATGAATCAGCAGGACAAGTACGGCATTGCAAACGCCAATACTACGGCATACGATGTGCTGCGTACCCTCTGCGAGCAATCGGGCGTACGTGTTGGCTATCGCTTTACAACAAGCGGAACAGGATCAGGCACGGCAATAAACGTAGTATTCGACGTGAAGATGGTAACAGAAGGCCGCGATCATCCGAGTAACGTAGACGCTACGCTTTCATTGTCCAGCGCGTTGACGTACTCAAGCATCACAAAGCGCGGCGATAACATCTTAAAAGCAGAAGTACGCTACGAGACCGAATCAGATCGCGACGCTACTGATATTGTCAAGGTGCAGCGCGGGGCTAGGGCATCGCGAAGCATGAATATAGAGCCACTTTTGCATAACATGCCGGTGCATATTCAGGACAACAACCCAGATGATAGGTGGCCCAAGTTTAAAGCACCTATAAAGCAGACTAACCAGCTATACGTGCGTGGTAGTTACTACGGCGGTTCGCCTAGCAACTTTATCAAGGTGCATGAAAAGACGAAAATCAGGTACAGCTCATCGCAATTTGTTGAAGTAGACCCGGACGGACTCAAGAACCCAGTGCCAGCTACTGATTTCAAGACGAACTCGCAAACTCAATCAACGTATTTCTTACAAATCAATGACTGCCAAGTTAACGGATGTATCACGGCTGCCCTGTGTAACCTGCTTCTAACGGTATTTAGCAATGAAAACAACGCTATTGTAGAGGTAGAGTGGCCTTTGAGCATAAGCAATAAGGTAATGACGGATTATATCGCGGGCAAATTCGAGCTAACCAACGAAGCGGCAGACAAATTCGATAACATCGCATGGGATAAGGCAATGCCAGTATCAATATCCGTTGACTTGATAAGCGCAAAAGCTACGCACCGCTACTATATGGTGAGCGCATAATGCCAATTAACGATCCAATCAAGAACCGCAAGGTAGCTCCAGCATCGCTTGCGTTTGAGCGTGACCAAATGCGTAATGGTGCGATCTTCCAAGTTGGTACAACGCCAACATCGGTGACGTACCAAGAGATCGTAAACATCCGCTACGGCGATATTACGCAGCTCTACATCACTAACCAGTATATCCAGACGGATAATGACAAGCTGATGAAGGCAATGCACGAATCTGAACACAGATCGAAGCATTGGGTGTCGGATTACAAGCGTTCTTTCCAATGGGATATAAAGCAGAATCAAGCATACCGAGTAAATGACTGGCAGATACTAGCATTTAACAACGAAGTGCTGCGGGCTATGGGCTGCTCCAATGGCGGCGTTGTAGCTGATGGTACGGCATACTGGCAATATCGCTGCCCTGAAGATGCGGCAGGTATCTACTGGGTCTATGCTTACCTCAATTTTCAGTTTGCCAACAATGCCAACGTTTCAAGCTCAAAGCTCGGATTGTTCCTTAACGGCTCGCTTTACCGCATTATTGATAACGTTGACAATAACATGATGGGCGCAAACAAGATCATTGATACCCACATGGGCGGCGGTGCTCATATACCTATGCGTACAGGCGACGTACTAACTATACGTATTTACGCCAAAGATAGCTTGGCTGGTTTGGACGTAGCTTTGTATCCTACCTCTGTTTACGGATACGTAACGGGTCACCGCGAGAACTGCGACAATATCGAGATATACAACAACCCAGTAACAGGATTTCTTTACCAATTCGACCACAACCAATGAGCTGCTTACCAAATACACCCGTTGCGCCTAATCTTTTAAGCGCGACTAACTCATCTGATCTTGGATGGATCGACCTAACCAGCGTATCTACAAGTGCGCTTTCTCAATACTATCCCGTATCGAATACGGTGATAACGTTTGAAGGTACGGCGAACACGACAAACCAGCACATGATCTTGCGGCAGCTTGAGATTGAAGAGACTGCTAGTAGCAGCGCGAATATCAAAAAAGCACCGCTGCATGTTTACCTTTATACAAACAGCTCGCCGAGCACGCCAACGCTTGGAGCGGTCTTTAATGGCAGCGTAACTGATCTTGTGGCGGTCGTACCAGTAGCGCAGGCGGACTATGTGCGCGTATCTGATACTAAATGGGTGGCGCGCGTTAATCCTGCTCGCTACTATCGTACTGGTGTGGGTTCTACGGCGGGCTTCTTGTACGGCATCGTAATATCCAACAACGGAGCAAGCTTGCAGTATGCAGCATCGGCAGCGTTACGCTTGAAGGTGATAACGGAAGCAGGGACAGCACTATGATAGACGTTGAAGAACTGATCGAGCAGCTAAAAGTGATAGCATACGATGACATCCCACCGGTGCGACGTGCGCAGCTATTGCACGTTATCGTTTATCTGGAGCAATGGGCGAAAGATCACAACGTAAGGGCTAATTGATGGGTAACAAGTCAGTCCGATTGAGCGATGAAGAGTACGAAGCGGTCGCAGCTATGCGGGCCGAGCGGCTCAAAAAGATGAAAACCAACAACACCAACATTCAGCTTGGCATTGCTAGGGCAGAATCTAGCTATACCGAGCAGGCCGTAACCGGTGCTGTATTCGGTCAAGAACCGGAGCCAGTTGCTCCGCTTGCAGGGGAGTTACGAGAAGATGAGATAACAGACTTGTCTACGTGTAACAAGATCGGCGTAATCTCGGATGCTCATTGGCCCTTTCACGATCTGCGCAGGGAAGCAGACGGAACGTACAGCGGGGCATATTTAACCGCTATTGAATGGCTGCGCAACTGCGGAGTAGATACGCTGCTTCTAAACGGCGATATGATGGATTGTTACAACCTTTCTTCGCATGAAAAAGTAGAAAATAACCGCTCGTGGAAGTGGGAGCTGGACGCGGCGCGTACGATGGTCAAACATCTACGCCAATTCTTTGGCGATAAGGTGCGGATTGTCTACCGCGAAGGCAATCACGAAGAGCGGCTCAAGCGTTATCTAGCACAGAAAGCCAAAGAGTTAGAAGGCACGATCATT